TCCGGCAGACTATAGTCCGTATCATTTGAACTACGATGCTAGTCATCCGGCAGTACAGAAGCAGTATTACCGTGATCCTTATGAATATGTGAAAAAGATTATCCGTTGGATGCAGACGGGCAGACCCGTCAGGCTGTTCTTTTCCAGTGCAAGGTACACCATTAATATGGCTGTTTCCATTGAGAGCTTCGACTGGAAGGAGACAGCGGGTACGGTGGGCGATATCCAGTATGATATCAAGCTGAAGCAGTTCATTTTCTATGCCGCCAAAAAAGTAGTGCCACTCAAGGACAGCAAGGATACTGCTGCTTCGAAAACAAAAACCAAAGCCACCCGGCCCAATGAAAAAATTCAGGCAAAGACCGTCACACTTAAAGCCGGAGACTCTTTGTGGTCTGTAGCGAAAGCCAATCTGGGAGATGGATCTCGCTGGAAAGAATTGCAGAAGCGGAATGGCATCAAAGATGCACAACTGAAGAAGCTGCCGATTGGACTTGTGATCAAGCTTCCGTGAAAGGAGAGGGAATATGCAAGAGCAGATCAGGTTGGATGACAAGCTGACAAACATGAAGGAGCAGTTATGGCTGGATGACAAGCAGGGTAACATCTGGGACATTAGCGAAATTGCCGGCGACATTACGTACAAAACCTCCCGCATCGGCAAGCCGTCCTCTCTGGAATTCACGTTGATCAAGGGCAGTCTGTACCAGAATACGAAATTCACTTATGAGAATGGATATGTCGTGAAATATATCAGTAACAAGTTAGGCATATTTTACGGATATATCTTTTCGGTAGATAGCGGCAAAGACGAAAGTGTCAAAATCAAAGCCTACGACCAGACACGTTATCTGACCGCGAATCAGACGTACAAGTTCGTTAACGCAACCGCTACGGATGTGATCAAACGAATAGCTACTGACTTTCAGTTGAAGGTAGGCGAGCTGATCCAGCCGAAATATGTCATTCCTCGTATGTTGTTTGATAACAAAAAACTGATTGACATGATCTGTGAGGCTTTGGACCGGACATTGATTTATGGCGGCAAAAACTACATCTTCTACGATGATTTCGGCAAGCTTGTGCTTCGGGATGTGGAAGAGATGCCTTACGGCTTTGTCATTGGGGATAGCAGTCTGCTTACGGATTACAGCTATACGCGGTCGATTGACGACCAGACGTATAACAAGATCAAGCTGTATCGGGATAACAAGGATACGGGAAAAAGAGAAACGTTTGTTCATCAGGACTCAGGCAGCATCCGTCAATGGGGGCTGCTTTTTTTGTACCAAAAAGCGGATGATGGCCTGAATGAAGGCCAGATTGATGCCATGCTGAAGACCCTGATGACGCTCCGTAACCGCGAGACACAGACATTGAAGGTGGATGCGCTCGGCGATTTTAAGGTGAGGGCGGGCAGTTATGTAAATATCCAGATAGAGGAACTCAAGATCAATCAATATTTTCTAGTAGACGAGTGTACGCACAAGGTACAGGGGGGCGTGCACACGATGTCGCTGGATTTGAAGGTGGTGTAAGGATTTATGATGCTGGACGTGATTAAAAAGGCGGCGGTGGCCGCCATAGATGCCAAAGCTCCAGTTCAGGTAATGTACGGAAGCGTGACAAACACCCAGCCTCTGGAAATTACCGTTGAACAACGGCTGGCTTTGTCTGAGCCTTTTCTGGTATTGCCTGAATCTGTAGCAAGCAAAGTTTGGACATTGGGTGACCATGTCTTGTTGTTACGGGTGCAGGGCGGGGACACCTTCGTCGTGCTGGATCGGCTGGTGAATCCATGATTCCACAGGGTGCGCAGATTAGTGCAGAAGATCTGGAAGAAGCTGCTGTGCTTCCAAGTCTGACGTATGTATTTAAAACTTCGGGACAACGGATTGGAAGACTGCAACTGGATGGAAAAGATGCGGTAAAACAGGCGGTGTATAAAGCGTTGTCCACACGCCGCTACGAGCACCTAATCTATTCTTCGGATTACGGCATGGAATGGTCTTGGGAGGGAATGGCCGGGAGATCCATGGTTGAATCGGAACTGGAACGCTGGATTAAGGAAGCGTTGCTTCCGGATGATCGTATTTCGGATGTAATGGAGTTCGAATTCGTTCACGAGGCTGAAGGAGTAAGGGTTTCTTTTACCGTGGAAACGGATTTTGGCAGCTTCAGGGAAGAGACGGAGGTGAACATGGATGTATGAAGAGCAGACGTTTGAAGTTATTTTAAACCGAATGCTGGACAAGGTCTCGGATGGTGTAGATAAACGTGAAGGCAGCATTATCTATGATGCGCTTGCGCCAGCGGCTGTGGAAATGGCTCAGATGTATATCGAGCTGGATGTGAACGCCAATCTGAAGTTTGCAAATACAGCTTCTGGAGAGTATCTGGATCGCGCGGTGGCTTGGTCTGGTATCAGTCGGAAAGTGGCCACGAAGGCACGTTGGGTTGGGAGTTTTCGAGATAACGAAGGTAAGCCTGTTGAGGTTGCTTTGGAGAGTCGTTTTTCCACGGGGGATCGGGTGTATGTTGTTGTGGAGCGCGTCGCGGCAGGGCGATATTTCTTGGAATGTGAAGTCGCGGGAGCGGAAGGTAATGAATATACGGGGGCACTGCTGCCCATCGATTATATTACTGGCCTGACGACAACTGAATTGACACAATTGCTGGTTCCTGGTGAAGACGAGGAAACGGATCAGGCCTTATATGATCGTTATCAGGACAAAGTTTCCCGTCCGGTTACGAGTGCCAACAAATATCAGTATGAGTTATGGGCACGGGAAAACTCCGGTGTGGGCAAAGCGAAGGCTTTTCCACTATGGGACGGGCCAGGTACAGTCAAGGTGGCATTGCTGAATAATGAGATGCAAACACCTGCTGAAGCGGTCATTGAGGCGGTGCAAGAATATATCGATCCAACTCAGGATGGAATGGGTGAAGGTGCAGCTCCAATCGGACCTGTGGTTACTGTTGTGGGAGCGCAAGAGATACCTATTGATGTGGAGGTACAGGTCACGCTTGCTTCTGGTTCAACGTACGAAGGCGTGAAGACACTGATAGAAACGGGAGTTACGGCGTATTTGAAAGAACTGGCGTTTGCCGATCCATTGGTTCGTTGGACACGTATTGCGAATGTCATTCTGGATATCCCGCCTGTGATCGATTACAGTGATCTGCTGGTGAATGGTGGGATGTCCAATCTGGAGATTGCCCCCGGCGCAGTAGCCGTTCTTGGGACGGTGAAGGTGACATGAGTAAAGCAGAGGTATTAATGAATCTTTTGCCCCCGTTATATGAAAATGTGCTGGAGATGCAGCTTCTCACAGAAACCGAAGGTATTGAGCTGGACAAGCTTACGGTGGGTTTGGAAAGTGTGCTGGACCAATTCTACCCGGAGTCTGCGACCTGGGCATTGGAACGTTATGAGCGGGATTTGCAGATTCCGACAAATCAAGCCAAGCCGGATGATCAGCGGAGATCCGTAATCATTTCCAAAATGCGCGGCAGCGGTAAGGTTTCCGGTTCGATGCTAAAAAATGTAGCGCAGGCGTATGAGAGTGGCGGGATTGATGTATCCGTTTCGCCTGAGGAGTACTTGATCCGAATCCGTTTCATTGACACATGGGGACTGCCGCCCAATATCGACGATCTGAAGGCAGCGATTGAGGACATTAAGCCTGCCCATATGACTGTGGAGTATCGTCTAAGGTATTTGACGATTGCAGAGGTCGAGAGCATGACGCTGGCCGGGATTGAACAGGTACGACAGGATAAATTTTTAGGAGGTGGAGCTTAAAATGAACGAACCGAAAACACCGAATCTTGGGTTGAATAAGATTGATCGTTCCTCACCATCGACTACTTACTTTGATCTGGATAAGTATTTGGATCAGAACTGGGAGAAGATTGATGAGGGTGTAGCAACCAAGGAAGAGTTGGAGGAACTTCGTAAAGCCGTAGGTGAGATAGATGTTCCCGATGCGTCTTTGACGCAGAAGGGTAAAGTACAGTTGTCTAATGCAGTTGATAGTGAGATGGAAGATAGGGCTGCTACGCCGAAAGCAGTAAAAGTTGCGATGAATGAGGCTCTATTGGCAAAGCAGCTTGGAGTTGAGCAAAAAGCCAATGTGGTTGCCGCTCTCAACTCCATAGGTGTATCGGCATCCACAGCAGAATCATGGGACTCACTTATTACCAAAATGGCTAATATTATCAGGGCTACAGGCACAGCTACAGCAGCGCAGGTATTGTCTGGTTATACATTTAGCAATACCGCTGGAAATGGTTTGAATGGTGGGATGTCAAATCGAGGAGCTGGCGGAACCGTAACACCAGGTATATCTGATCAAACTAAAGCAGAGGGGTATTACAGTAGTCCTATTAAGATCAAAGGAGATCCTAGTCTTCAAGGTAACATTATCCTTCAAGGTAATAGTATATTCGGTGTATCTGGAACGTTTGTGCCCTCACAAATAAAGGATTTACGAGGTACCTTTGGTAAATCTGGTTTAACAAATGGAATTTCCTATGACTCTTTAATTTCCGATATTCCTAACAATAAATACACACTGATCACGGATCCCAACTGTTTCACTCTTCTAGCAACAAGCGGTAACTATTCAGGTGATTCATCTCAATCCTATTTATGTTTAGTTGATGGGTCAGGGAAATGGGCTTCATTGGAACCTAATGCTCATGCTGCTTATAGTGGGGGACAATCACAAACATTTAGGTATATAACGCTCATAGCAATCGACACTGTTAACAAAAGATTTAAAACCAACATGTTTAAGCAGGAAGATAGAACGATAATTCTTGGCTCATGGTCTTCTATCCCTTCAGATTTTAATATGAACACACTTAGGCTTATACACCGGGCATATGTACTTGGGATGAATGGGAATAACGCAAATTCAAGTATCACTTTCTCTGATAGCTGGATCATGTCATTCTAAAGGAAGCGTAGAAATATCCACGTTTCTAAAGAAATTTAGTATCAAGTACGAGAGGAGAATGAATCTGTAATGTTTAAATGTCCCAAAATTAATAAAATGTAAAGATTTGTTTCGGAAATAAACGTTGCAGCTTAATCAGCATTATTTACTTTCTTTGCATTGATAAAGTTCTTAGATTAGTTTAGAAGGGAGGCATCATAGTGGAATACTTATGTAAATGGCTCCTCGCCCTAATAACCAGCTCAGCAACCTACTTCTTCGGTGGCTGGTCAGGCGTGCTCGGCGTACTGCTCGTATTCGTCATCCTCGATTACCTAACAGGCATCGCGGCGGCGGGGATGACTGGCAAGTTGGAGAGTAATGTCGGGATGTTCGGCATCGCACGTAAGGTATTTATATTTGCAATGGTATCGGTGGCTCATCTGGTGGACGGTGTTCTGGGAGACGGACATTTGTTCAGGGATGCGGTCGCCTTTTTTTATATCGCGAATGAGCTGTTGTCCATTATTGAAAATGGAGGAAAACTGGGCGCACCGATTCCGCCTGCGATTCGGCAGGCCATTGAAGTGCTCAAGGGCAAGGGAGGAACCGGGGAACTCCCCGGTAACTTCTCCCCGAATGCCAAAGACTCTTTTTCACAGGGAGATTCAGATGACACAGATTCACCAACAAGAGATGGCACGAAGTAGCTCCACCACAGCAACTAAATACACCGACAAAGATTACGAAGCAGACTGACAAAGCAACACCCAATCTTACCCAAATAGCAAAACCGACGTAATCTATAGCCATCCAAACTTACCTTTCATCAACAATCAGGACATGCACACAAGCAACCCCATATCCCCACGCATTAACTATATACAAACGGCAATTTGCCGCATAAAGGGTGTGAGAAACATGCAAACGAGAAGCTCGGGCAACACGCAGGGCATTGACGTCTCCCGTTATCAGGGCACAATCGATTGGGCCAAAGTGAAGGCAAGCGGCATGACTTTTGTGTTCATCAAGGCAACCGAGGGACAGACATATACCGATCCGAATTTTCAGAAAAATGTAACTGGCGCACTGGCGGCAGGCATGCTGGTCGGGACGTACCATTTTTTCCGCGCAACGACAACCGATGGTGCCAAGGCTGAAGCGGCCCATTATGCCACGACATTGCAAAAAGTAGGAGGCGCGAAGGCACTGCAATTACCTCCTGTTATGGACTACGAGAATAATCCGAGTAACCTGAGCAAAGCTCAGATCAACACGGTCGCCAAGGCTTTTTTAACGGAATTGCAGCGTCTCACGGGTGTGAAACCGATCATATACACGGGCAATTCATTTGCAGGCAATTTTGATACTTCAATGAGCTCATACGATCTATGGATTGCACGTTACAGCAACACGCGTGTACCGGATGACCAGTCTGCCTGGAAACGTTGGACGTTCTGGCAGTATACGGACTCGGGCAAGGTGAACGGGATCAGCGGCAACGTGGATATGAACGAGTTCCAAGGATCGGCAGCGGAATTGAGAGCGAGATATGCAACAGCAACACCAAAGCCGCCAGAGCCATCCGAACCGACCAATCCCACGAAACCAACCGAACCACCGAAAGGGGGCGAACCGATGACAGCCGAAGAGAAAGCAGCGTTTGATGCGTTGAAATCCCAGGTCGATAAACTGCAGGCGCACCAGCAGATGGAAGTTCCAGTCTGGGCAAAAGCTGCCGTTGACGCAGCACTGGCATATGACACCAAAAATCCATTGTTCAGCATCGATGGTGGGGCGAGTTATGATTTTTACCGTTTTATCACGGTCATGTACCGCAGAGGTTTATTCAAAAAATAAGCTGACATAACTTAAAATACAAGTTGGACCCAGTTAAAAAAGAGAGAACACAACAAGGGACACACGACGCTTTTTGTCGAACAGTGTTCCTTTTTTGTGTTTTATGTAAGTGATATTAACATACATAATAAAGTTGAAGACTTATGTCCGTAAATCTCTTGTCTAATTGATGAATGTGAT